CTTGGTAGATAACCATTGCAATCTTCTTTTACATGTTGCTCACCTACATAGCGAGTCATAACTTTTTTACCTACTGAGTTAACAAAGAAGGGCCCGAAGACCCTTTCACATTCAAAGATACCTTCACTGTGGTGCCTAAATAATCTATGCATACTGTGACCATACCAGGCCTTAGTAGCATCAAACCATTCATGAATGTGCATGTACTCCTCAGGCTCACCGCCCCACTTCTTAGCGGAACTGCGAGCATGATCATATGGATGTGCCATTATTCTTCCCAGTTTATATCTGCAAGATTAACTGAACCATGAGCATCTTCAACTGCTCTTACATAACCGTTAATACTTATCTCAGGAGTATCTTCTTCAAGATCAATTCTTATTTCTCCATAACCACCATCATTATTATACCAGTCATAGCCATAATGATTTTCAAGTAAATAATAAGCTAGATCTTGTAGATCTCCTTCAAACATATCATTAAGAGCAGTATTATCTCCATTGGCTCCATAAAATTCTACATCTTCTACCTGGCCAGAGTCTCCTCCGCCATCATATCTAATCTCTACACTTGTTATACCAGCATCTTTCAATGCTGCAAATAAGGTTGCTGTCTTTAAACTTGCCATATTACTTTTGTTTATAAAATCTACCTAAGATATTAGCGTTTAACCAGATGTCTTTCTCTAGTACCTCACACATAAATTGGTATTTAACTTCTTGATAAGAGAGCTCTGTCTTAGAGTAACATATCTTTAGGATAGTCCTTTTGATTATTACTCCAGCCTTATGAGCCGCCTTAAGTGTTTCATTACTACTATAGTAATTTTGATATACAATTTTTCTTACACGCTTGTAAGTCTTCTTGCGTTTATCAGTAGACAATGCCTTCTTAGAAAGCTTTGTCTTAACATCCGCAAAGAAGTTCTTCTTGCCTATGTAGGATTTACGTTCACCATCTAGGATAACATCCATCTGGTATACAAATCCTACAGCACCATCAGGAATCATGTCCTCGGTGAATTCTTTATGCTGGTATATCCAACTCATTTCTTTAATGCTTCTTTTAATAAAGGGTGTAACACTTTTCTAGTCTCGGGTATACCATAGTCTCTAACAGAATCAGATAGATCCTTAGACATAGGTAATATAACACCAGGTATATCATACTGCTCTTGATACTTCTCTGCGGCTTTAATACCCGCTGTATCATTATCAAAAAGAGTACATATAGCCTTATACTTTAGCTTGTACATAGACATAGCTCCATTAGGTATCACGGTGTTCTCACTGTCCGGTGCAACAACTTCTGTGTTGTAACCGAACTTAGTAAGACACATAGCATCCTTAAGAGAACTACATATAACAAGGTTAGGTACATTGAACTTCAACTGGTCAGTACCTTGGATATAGTTCTTAACTTTAAGAAACTTATGATCAGTAACCTTAGGTTGATATACTTTATATACAGTACCGTCAATCCTAGTATAGGCATAAAGGTTTGGTCCAGCAATGATAAGTTTATCAGAGTTGTCCTCCTTAATCATAGAGTAAGACTCAACAGGTATAACATTATAGTGATTCAATGTTTCAGAATCAACGCGGAACTGTGTCCAGAAGTCTGCATCCTGTTTAGTCCAAGACCTCTTGGTATAATCTCTTACCTGATACTTAGCTTGCTTCTTAAACTCTCTTAGATCATTGTTAAGTTTACCAGTAAGAATGTATTCATTGTAATCACCTAGTATCTTTTGAGCAGCTTGCCCAAATGTAAGACCATACATAAGCATAACAAGATTAACACCCTCACCTGAAGCACCACTACTAAAATCTTTAAACTTATACTTATCATCTTTGACATAGATACAGAAGCTAGGAGTTCTTTCATCAGGTTTGAATAGAGATTTAATCTTTATATCCTGACCTGTAAGTCTTTCATTTATCTCACAGTAGAATTCAAATATCCAATAGCTAGGCACATTTACAATATCATCTAGTAGTTGTTTAGTACTTATCATAATCAAAAGTTTAGGAATGAGAAAGGGGAGTAAATGTACTCCCCTCCCCATCAATAATCAAACTTATTACAACTCAAAATCAGAACCAACTGAAGATGAAGTAGTTACATTTGAATCACCAAATGAAGCTACAGTCTCAGTCTTCTTTCTTCTGATGTGAGTCTCAGGATCAAAGGTTATTACCTTACTTAAGTCCTCTGCAACCTCAGCATTCTCATATCCATAAGAACCCTTAACAGATTTAGCAAAGTGCAAATCAAAGTTAGTATAACCCTGCTTGTTCTGATATTCGTTACCTGCAAGACAACAACGTAGTTGCTTACCTGCAAATGGTTTATCTGTAGCAAACTGTTCTACTAAAGCAGTTACTGTTTCATGCTGATTATCTTGAGCTTGTAACCACTCAATACAATTCAAAGCCTTACATAAAGATTGCATTGTTCTTACAATCTCTACGTCACGGTTGATAACAGTACCAGTCTTAGTGGTAGCATTAGAGAATGCAAACTGTGTCATCTTAACAGATGCAACTTGACCTTTGTGACGTCCTAAAGATTCATCATCTTTGTTAATCCAGAAACCTTCAAAGGCATCACCCATATCAGGACCTTCAACATTTAATACAATGTTTAAAGCATCCTTATTATAAGGAGGTGTCTCTAGTTTAATAGAGTTAATACTAATGATGTGATTACCAGGTTGTAATACTTTAGGGATTCCGGATCCTTCCCCAGGGATGTTTGTTGTGCTTATCATTTTACTTTTAATTAATCAATATAAATTTTATCCCAGTGAGTAGTTAGCTCACCGTCTTCAGTCATTTCAGAAAGAACTATCTCTTGGTTACTCAAGTGCTTTGGTCTTGCACCACATGCTACATCATCAGCAGTCTTGAATGTTAAGATGTTCTTCTTTCCTTTTCTATAAAGGTAGCCAATAGAATCAGAGTTTGATGTGGTAATTCTTTTAAGTTTACCTGTCAAGTCTAAGTCCAATGAACTAAATTCATTACCGTTCTTTTCCAGAAGGGTATCTTTTACGTGTCCCACTAGTATAATTCTGGGAGCCCATGTTTGTATGTAGCTAACAACTTTAGTAAAAGCTTCTCTAAGGTATTGATAACCAGCACCATTGGGGAGTCCTATAATGGTTCCGTACTTAGGCTTACCATCAGTAGGCCAGTTCTTACCCATAGGAGTTTTCATATACAACTCTTCAGCATACGGGATACACATCTCTTCTAATGCAGTGATGGTATCTACAGCAACATACGTGTATGGATTGCCTGCTTCTTTAATTGCCTTACCAATTTGCTTAATCTCATCAATAGAGTTAGCTTCAAGTTTAAGTGCTTCTAAATACTTAGAACCTTTCTCCAGGTCAAGTATTAAACAGTTATCAAGTTGTGATAACAGTGTAGTTTTGCCAGTCTTTGGCTTTGAAAAAATGATCAGGTTCCTAGGACTTGACGCCTCAGGTGGAACCTTACTAGTAGGGAGCTTGATTTCCATTTTACTTAATTAAATTATTTAACCACTCTTTTTTACTGACTGGTTCACGTAGTAGCAAAGCAGCTAGATCTCTTATAGTTAACTCATTAAAAGGTGCGTCATCAATACCTAGGTCTAGGTTATCAAACAGGTTACCTTGTGCAGTCTCTGCTTTCTTAGGAGCAGTAACTTTAATAAGCTCAGATACCGGGATAAGATATCTTACTTGTAGATCTGGCGTAGCTTCATACTCTTCCTCCCAATGCGGATTGAATCTCCATTTCCATAGAGTTCTCTCTTGATCTTCAGGTTCGTACTCTCTACTAGCAAACTCAGTGTAAATGTCATAGCCTCTTTTCAATTCACTAGGAAAGAAACTGAGGTGCATTTCATCTTTACCCTTAGGTCTGTATGCCATCTTAGGAAAGAACAAAGCATCAGAAACATTAAGAGCATCAAGCACTGGTTGGTGATGAGATCTTAGGTTGGAGATTCTTTCTTTTCTTTCCTCAGTAGTCAATGTACCGGGGTTGTTTGTACTTATTGCCATAATTATACTTTTACTCTTTTTTCTTGTTGTGGTGGAGTTGCTATCTCCGAGATTCTCATCTTAACAAATTCAGCTTTGAAGAAACTCATGCGAGTATCCCCATTTCTACACTTAAGAAAGTGCAGTACTAAGATGGTGTCATCCTCAATGATATACCTGTCAGGACCATAGAGTCTTATCTTCTGTTTACCTGGACGGTTAATACCAATGAGAGTGTCTGCATGTTGAAGCAATGCATCTGAACCAAAGATATCAGATTCAAGTATGTAGTTACCATACTTACCCTCTTCACTTCTTTCAGGATTATCTATACCTCGGTTCAATTGTGTCAGGATTATGAATGCTATTGGGTACTTACGTTTAAGTTCCGTAATAGCTTCTCCTAAATTGTACAGGGTATCAAACTTATCCTTTTCAAATGGCGCTTTCTTTAATAACAGGGAGTGATCTAAGGTTACAATTGTCTTGGTGTACTCATAATCTCCTGATTCATTTAGTATCATGTGCTGTTGCATATACTCAGCAACAACTTCTCTAAATTCATTTACGGTAATTGGTTCTTCAACAACATCAATTGCTAACTTAACTCTCTCCTTTGCGTGGTTATAACACGTCTGAAGATCTTCCGTGGTTAACTTACCATCTGCACTACAGAGATACTTATAGGACTTGCCAAGTACACTACTATATTCTCTTATTGCAGAGGTACGTGCTAGCATTTCAAACTGAAACTCTAGTACACGGAAGCTCTCATCTGGATTAAGTTTAAATGATTCTCTTACCATTTGGTCTTTGATAAGAGTCTTGCCACTGCCAGGTCTTCCACCTATAACAGTCATGGAGTGCCATTCCAAACCGTCAGTTGTAGCATCATTAAACTTTTTCCAAGGCGTCTTAATACTTTTGATAGACCCCTCCATTCTACCTTTGAGGTAACGCAGAGAGTCAGCAAAGCCATCCTTCTGACTTTTCCAAAGGTTCTTATTAGACATTAAATGTGGGGTATTATTCTTCTATTGCGTGAATCTGCTTGACCGTAAAGGTATACAATTTAAATGCAGAAAGCAAGAGAATTTCAATAAAAATATATTTTAATAAACTTACTGATACAATTAAATTATTAATCACAGTCCAGCACACTAAACTCATAAGGATTGATGACAAAATCATCAATGCTATCTTCTCAAATCTTCTTTGTGTCATACTACTTTATCAGTAAAATGTGTAGATGTATCTTCATCTTCACCGTTAATAATTATCTCACAATAGTTTGCAAGCTCAGAATCCCAGGATTTATCCGTGTTCTGTTTGCGTATAAAATACTGTGAGTTCTTCATGTACATATAGTTAGCCTTTTCATAGGTCTCTATATAGTACCATGTTGCACGCAAGATTGTATCCCAATCATACGTATAGTTCTTATGGAACCACTTAAAAGCTTCCTCAATATTCTTCTTGTTTACTCTGGCAGCTTTACCACTAGGTAACTTACCCTTAGGAAAGATATTAAGAAACTTTGTTACAGCATCTTCTGTATCTTCTTGAGCAACAGTTATACTCCCAGTAATACCAGGAATGTTATTGAGTATAGCCATACCCTTAGCAGTTATGGTATAGGTAGAATCTAATAAGTCATCGTTGACAAGGACACGTAACTCAGTATGAATTACATTGTTCTTTAATGCGGACTTAGTCTTAGTTGCTACACACCATAGTGCATACAGGGCATTAGGAGATATCTCCTTTAACGCTAGGTATTCAAACAGTTCTTTCATTTACTTCTACATATTTAATTACAGCATTCATTATTTGCAACCTTAGAGTCATACATTTAGGATCATTGATAGATAAAAGATCTCGGATCTTCTTAATACTATGATCTATAGTAGCATGATTCTTAATCACCTTATTACCATACAGTACATTCAAGGCATTATACATATGATTATATGTATGACCCATGTTTGCACCAATATAGTAAGTTAGTTGTCTTATCAAAGGTACGCGATTAGCTCTTGAACTTACACTAGCAGTAAAAGGTTTTTCCCTAGGGAATGTAGCCTCTACAATTTGTACAAGCTCCTCAAATGTTACAGTGTATGGTAAGATATAATCATTATGACTTATATCTTTTTCAAGTACTTCACTCATTTGGGCAAAGAACATATTTACAGCTGCATTAATGGATGTATTTAAGTCTCTAATATAACCATCAATATTCTGTTGTAACTGACTTAATTCTTTCTTCTTCATAATCTTGCGTTACTCTATAATCTTTTAGGTCAACATAATAATTACGGCAACTGGCTATATCATTAGCAATTACTCTAACAATCTCCTTAGCACGGTCCATCTTGATATCAAACTTAGATAGAGCATCATATAAACATTTGTTTCTTACAGTCAGTCTACCTTTACCTTCAACCTCAAACCACATCTCTCCAAAGTTTACATCTATAGATGCAGACACTTTTACTTTACCAGGATATTTTAGTTCCTCCATCTTGTTCTAAGTATTTGTTAATCTTATTCCACATGTCATTACAGTCCCACTCATCCAGCTTTTCATATGCTGCACTAGCAGGGTGTGATACCATAATCTTATAATTGTTATCAGGTATTAAGTCAGCATAGTCTTGAGCCTTCTTGCCTAAGAATACATAGATGAGTCCGGGTTTTCCCCATATAAGACTGTCTAGTACCTGTACTAAGAAAGGTCTCCACAATAACTGATGTGTACCAGGTTTGTTCAATGTGGTTGTGAATGCAGAGTTGAGTAGTAAGATACCTTGCTCTGCCCAAGGCATTAGATTATTATCACCAACATATCCAGGTACAGCGGTTCTCTTAATAGAGTCATGCATAAACATCAAGGACTTTTGTACAGATGATTTACTACAACTAAATGCGAGACCATCTGCTACATTAAGGTTAGGATAAGGATCTTGCCCAATGAATACTACTCTAGTAGAATCAAATGGACATGCGGTTAATGCATTAAATACATCCTTTACAACAGGAGTAAATCTTTTATTATCCATTGCCTCTTTCAGTAATGTTGACAAGATCTTTGTCATATCATCACTTATCATAAATGTTTTAAGCTTACTAGCCCAACCTGATTCATGAAGTTTCTCGTACAATTTATCTTGTACTTCTTGTATATTTACACTATCTAACATAGCTTTGTTAAAATTAATATTATGTCTGAAGAAACTAAACCAAACACAAGAGAAGTTGAAATCCTTAAAAAGGATACCGTAGTTAAACTTGAACTACCTATAGACTTCTTCTTTAGACTTAATCAACTTATCTTAGAGTTCCCTGTTGAACCTGAGAAAATGGGTAAGATGCTTGAGCTTATTACAGCTGACAAGGATGAAACAGATGCTATGGCTTATCATTTCAGAACCCTGCTGTCATTACAGCTATTCATTGAAGATGCTGCTAGACAACAAGGTCATACTGAAATAATTACGGTTGATCTAAATACAGGAGAGAGAGTTAATAAAGACTAAACCCTACTAACTCACCTATCTCTATACTAGCTTGGATAGCCATAGACAGTTCTTCCTTAGAGCAGTCACCAAAAGATCTACAGTCTGAAGTATTGCATAGACCAGCACGCAGTTTAACCTGCAGCTTCATGTCTTCAAAGGAATCACCAGTGTACTGAGCAAGCTCACGGATATGTTTATGCAGTTTACTCATTTGAGCATAGCTAGCATCATCAGAGTGAACTTCGTAGGTGATAGTAACAACATCACCATCATCAAGTCCCTTGATAAACAATCCTAACTTAGCAGATCCTAGTGGATCTATCTCTAAGTTCTTATTTACTACTTTTGCGCGTATACTTACGGGTAGTTGGTTTGCCATTTGCTTTAGGTTTATTAGTACTTCCTTTAGGTCTTCCTACTTTCTTCTTAGCTACTTCTGTTCTAGCTTTCTCAAGACTTTCTTTATAGAATCTATCCATATACACGTCAAGTAGTGTGTCATATGATCTATGAGCACCGTCTAGTGCATCCCTAAGATTCTTAATTTGCTTATCTCTTATAAGCAATCCTATACAAGTACCGCCTACTAGACCAGCACCTGTTAATACAACAACATCAATTAGTGTTACCATTTCTTTTTTCTTTTAAATAATTTTTAATTAGTTCAATACTCTCTTGCATCTCCAGGTAGTCCATACCCGTTATAAGTTCTGCAAAGTCACTTAATCTCTTAGACATCTCCGTCATGTCTATCTGTTCAGGCATATCCCAGAATGCTTTCAGTAGTTTACCGTGTTCTTTAACAACGGTATCACTAAAGTTATTTAAAACATTCTTTGTCTTATGCCTATTAAACCACGTGATGTGCATAGTTTCATCTGCTGCAAACACAGCCATCTGTAACCATACTACAAGGTTAGCTACCTTTACTCTGTCTTCTTCCTCTTGTGTTAACTGCATAAATGTAATTTAGCTAGCTTATCTTCTACTGTTATGTACTCTATCTTAAGACCTGCCCACTCTGGTAGGAAAGATCCCATGTCTGTACCGCCCATCTCCTCACCATGCCACTCCGCTTGAGCAGTAATGTAAGGTCCACCACTAGGGTCAATCATAGAGAACTTATAGTTAGGCATCTCTGTTTCACCTGGCCATCCACCTACACGGTAGTGCTCAGTAAACCCGGTCATCTCTATGACGTTATCCTTCTTCTCAAAGGTAATTACATCACCATACCGATTAGTGTATTCAGTCTTCATTCTTTAAGGGTTTTAATCTTTTTATACATAATATCTATGCAATCATCTATACCCTTGTAAGGGTTAAGATAAGGCACAGTCTTATTACCACGTAGATATTCCATCTGCTTAATAAGATCTTCTAATACTTCTTTTGTTGTCATAAACCTTCAGGATCAGTTGTTGTGCCTACAGTTATCGGGTCTACCCAAACGGTATCCTCCGGTATCTTAACAGCTTTAAATACTTGGTAGTCCTCTCTCTCAAGAGGCTTATCCTTTACAGATAGGTATACACCTATTGTAGCAGCACAATCTAGTAGTAAGATAAATGCTAATGCCCATATGATATACTTAGTCATTCTCTTGCTCTAGTTCAGGACGGTTGACCTTGAGGCCATACATCAGGTTAAACATTGAAGCAGATGTTTGAGCATATCTAATAGCCATACTTCTGTGCTTACGGAAATACTTTACCATATATTCCATCCACTTTTCTTCTTGCTCAGGAGTCATGGTCCATTCATAGTACCATTGGTCCTTACGGCCCTTGATGTCCTCAAAGGTTACATCATGACCAGCTATAGTAAACATAACATCTATTAGTTCTTTGATGATCTCATCATCAGTTAGTCTTTTACTTTTCATGGGTCTTCTATTTCACAGGTTAAATCTAATTGTCCAAGTATGTCAGCTATAGGTTCAAGTTTGTCACGAGGACCATACTTTGCTACAGCCTTGCCCTCATTGTGTACCTTCATAGCTATCTCAGCAGCCTTAGTAGCAGACACTCCGCAATAAACAATCAGAGCAGTAATAACATTATCAAAGCTGTTGTGATTATCATTGTACAAGACGAGCTTGCTGTCCTCCATAAAGGACAGGTCAAGCGTCACGTCTTCATCAGTTATAGTCTTAGGACTTCCAGTTGCACCAGTCATCATCATCTGCTTGTTCTTCTTTGAAACAATCTATACATAAGCCTGCTTCTTCAAGCAATGCTTCCATATACTCATCAACATCAGACTCATCAAGGGCGGCTTCTTGAGCCATACCCCGGATGATATCCTGATCACAGTATCTACATAAATCATCTACTTGATTCCAAGGTGCATTAACATCTTGTTGTGCACCAGCAGGTAAATTATCTTGCATTGTTATAAGCTTTATTAATTAAACTATGAATATAACTTGTATCATGTGGGATATTATCAAAGTCTGTATTACCACGTAATGCTGTAAGCATACGAGCATGATTATACTTATTACCTTGTGATCTATAGAAGTGACAGAAAGCTCTATGAAATTTAGAGTTGGTAGTTTTAACCAAAGCTGATGCTTCAACTAAATCTTTGGTAAGTTTTACTGAATCCTCAGCAGTAACTTGGAAGTTACCTTGACGGATAGCACACAAACCTTTTCCAGTAGAACTACCACCACCTAATATCATAGCTGATATAGCAGGAGTAAGTCCGTTAGCAAGGAAGTGAGTCTTCAACTTAAAGAAGTTCTCATTACCTAATCCGCAGTATGCATTGATATAATCCACCAATGTCCACTTCTGCTGAACATTATTCAGTATAGCCATCATCTCAACAATCTTATTAACAGATTCAGTCTCAACAACAATAGCATTTACTTTCTTAATATTCAATCTCTTTAATGACTCAACTAAGTGTTGACCATCTACATTATAATACTCTAGCTTACCACTAATAGATTTAGTAAAAGCTAACACAGGTGTTCTCAACACCCCAACATTTGCAATTGATTTAACTAATGCTTGAACATGTTTCTCGTTCTTAGCACGGTTAAAAGTTAATTCCTTAATTTTATCTACTGATACCTCAATAGTTTTGTGTTTGTTGAATTCCATTTCTTTGGATAATTTTAATTTTTGATTTGTCATACTTTTCTATGGCTTGTTTAACCCAAGTCTCATCTACAGTATCTTCATAGCATAGTATATGCACAATAGCTGTCTCATCAGGATTAAGGCGGAGTAATCTACCTAATCTCTGTGAGGCTTTACGCTCATTGCCATATGAATGCATAATGATACCTTCTTTTAAGTTGGGAATATTCACGCCTTCACTTAACTGTAATACACAGCTAAGTTTATTTAGTTCTCCAGATTTAAACTTAACAAGGTTAAACTCTGAATCTTTATTACCGCTATGGTAACTGTGTTCACAAAGTTTATCCGCCTGATCCTGAGTATTAGCAAAAAGTATAGCCTTATCAGTGATTGTATCAAACAATCTCTTGGCATATCTTTCTTTACTAGGAAAACCCATCAAGGCTTTCATCCTCATTATCCTAAGTATCTGTGTCTCCTTAGGGCCTTCAGCCTTAAGCAATCTCTCTGACCAATAGTTATAACTAGCAAGCTCAGACGTAGGGAACTGTCCCTTCTTAGTCTTCTGCATGTAATTTTTACGGTCATCTAACTTCATCTTATGTACAATAATCTGATAGTCATTTAAAATACCATCTTCAACAGCATCATCGGTAGTATACTCATACACTATAGGACAATACTCACCTACCATCTGACCTTTCTCAGACTCCTCATTCTTAGGAGGAGTACCTGTAAATCCTATGATAGATCCTTTATAGAAGCTGAGGAACTCATCATGCGTATCTAAAAGACTATGACACTCATCTAAGTACACAACATCATACAAAGTCTCATCCTTTTTATTTAAGGATATATAAGTACTGAAGTCAATGTGTTGCTTAAGGTGACTAAGACCATGCTTATCTGCCTCATCTAACCAAGACTGAAAGATAGCTTTCTTTGGAGCAACAACTAAAAATTTGCATGTATCACTATAACTTTCTCTCATGTGTTGAAGACCTATTAAAGTCTTACCAACACCCATGCTAACTGAAACACCACATCTGTCATGTTTAAGAATAGTTTTTAGGGCATTGCTCTGTATGTCATCTCTACTCATATTACCATTGACCTTGATTAGTAACACAGAAGTTACTACCTACGTAGGCATCCATCCATACGTCTTGGTCAAAGCAGAATTTCTTCTTGTTACCTGAACAATCATTACGGATCTCTAACCAGTAACAACTACCATCAATACCATCATTAGCAATAGTACCACAGTTGCATGGTTTATTATCTTCCTCATTACAACTAACTAATCCAATAGCTAGCATAATAATCATCATTAACTTCTTCATACTGTTTGTTTTTTAATGTAAAAATGTTTAGGGAAATCGGGTCCTACATACAAGAGGAGTAGTTCACAGATGTAGTGGAGGCCTAGTGTACTATGAGTATACATAGCACCGGGTAATCCTTTACTGACCTTATCAAGAGTAAACCTCTCACTGTCTTCTATAGGCAGAGCAGATATCTCAAAGGTTAGTACCTTATCATCTGTTTCACCATATAGCTTACGTATAAGGTTAGTAAGATCAATGTGTAGTGTAAGATCATTGCTGTCTCCACGCCACGTGCGGTCTAATAGTCTTAGGTTTTCAAGCCCATCTATTACTTCAAATTTTATAATCATGATTCTCTTGATTTACTAAAGTCTAATAACTTTGCTTCTTTAGGGTGAGTTTCTATATAGTTATGGCACGTCCTGCATACAGCTAGGAACTGAGTGTCATCTAACAATAGAGGACCAATTCTCCCAGCTTTATGGTGTACGTCACAAGCATTGATAGCACAATCCGGTAAGTGAGCCTCACAAAAAGGCTTTCTCTTTAAGAACTGATCTCTTAATACCATATAGACAGCGTTAAGTTTAACAATCTTGGAAGATTGAAGGCGCATAGGTTTCTTGGCTGTTGGTTTTTTAATACTAGATAAACCCTTAAATTGTTTATTCCAGCAATGCCTGCAAAACTTCTGCGTACCTTCTTTCTTCCAGATTGTTGTTACTTCGCTACATCCATCACACTTCTTCAGCTTGGCTTGTAACATTATCAGATTTCATTATGATAATTGAATCATTACCGTAGGTGAGAGCAATGTGACTGCCCTCTCCTACATGTGTAATAATATTATCTTGTGAAGTTAACTGTTTAAGCATCACTTCTTCTGCCTCTGTCTCAGGAGTTAGTACTAATCTAGTAGTACCATTCATTATAAAAGTTGTCTTCATCAGATCATCATTTTTTCAAAACAGTTTTTAACTTTATCATAAAGATCTAGGTCAACATCTTCTATAAGCTCTACTACAGGATGCAATTTCTCATGTATCTTGTTAGCTAACTTATAGTGTGTAGTGTCTTGTATCTTATCTATATCCTCATCAGATAGGTTTTGTGTAACCCGTATCTGACCAAAGTCAAGAATACTCATGACATCTTCAATGCTCTTATGCTCAAAGATATCCTCATAAGTATCTATCCATTTACGATTACTAAAATAGATAAACAAGATTTCACGGTTGTCTAGATCATTAAGCGTCATACTGCTTCTTTTAGTTCATAAAAATTACTTGGTAATATCTTCTCTTCAATCAACTTATTGACAATCTGAGTCTTGGATATACCAAGGTCCTTGAATTCAACAGTGCTAATATAAGAAGGATCAATATCACGTACAAACTTTTCTTTGTACTCTTTAATAAAACTACTGTTCCAAAACAGTTTAGATAGGAACTCACTAGCCCAGCTATTAGCTAACTCTTGTTTCCAAAAGTTAAGAACTTGCTGAGCACGGGTGTGTACCTTCTCAATTCTTTTCTTCTTATCCCAGTGCATTTTACTCAGTTCCTCTTCCCCATACACAGATAGACCAAACAATGCACGCTTATACAGAAAGTTCTGATAAGGTGTGAACGGGTCTTTCTCAAACTGCACTTTAGATTGATTAAAGGATTTACCATACTGCTGGTAATGGCTAAGTCTTCCTTCATAGACTACTTTTTGATAGGAACTCATGATTGAATTGGGGTTTTTGAAATTATACAATTAAAAAGGGTGAGAGTAGGAAAGGTGAT